ATATGCAATCACAATAGGAAATTTAAGATATTAGTATGCAGACATGGAATGAAGAAGAGATTAAAGAACTGATACTATATGCAAAGTCATTACAGGAAGAAGTAGATACAAAATCTGCTCAATTGATTATGATGCAAGCAAAGTTGAATAATGAAGAAGCAAAGAACAAAAAATTAAGTAACATAATAAAATTATTATATGGTCAAGGAAATAACATTAACTATCCCAACTGATTGGAGTGGTGTAAGTTTAAAGAAGTATTTAACTCTACAAAAAGATATGAAGAACTATGGTGATGACGAAGAAGCACAAACTGCTTTGATGTTATCTCACTTATGTGGATTGAATGCAGAGTATATTAAGTCTCTTTCAATTGAAGATTATAATACAGTGCGTATGACATTGGAAGGATTCATTACTAATACTGAATATCCCTTGCAGAAAATAATTAACATCAATGGCAAGGAGTATGGATTTGAACCTAACCTATCACAGATGTCTTATGGTGCATATGTAGATATCAGTAAGTTTGGACAATTAACTATTGATGATAACTGGCCAAAGATAATGTCAATACTATATAGACCTATTACAGATAAGAAAGGTGATATGTATTCTATTGAAGCATACAAAGGTGAGATAGATGATAAACTATTTTTACAAGTTCCAATGGATATACAATTCGGCACCTTGTTTTTTTTTGTCAATTTGTTAACGGACTTGTTGAGCGGTACCCTGAAGTATTTGAAGGTGGAGGGGATGCCACCCAACATCAAATCAATTTTGGAAAAAAGTGGGGAAATTACCAAACGCTTATTGAACTTGCAGACGGACAATATGGTAGGATAGATTGGGTAACGGAGCAGGCATTAGAGAAATGTTTACTATATCTTGCATACAAATCAGACGAAACTACCTTAAAGAACTTACTACATAGAGAAGCATTAAAGAAACAGCAAGGGTCATAACGATTTTTTGGGTTATAAGTGTTTTTAATAAAATACAATTCAATGTCTGGTAAATGGAGTAATAGTAGAAATGGAAATTTGAGGTATTCTGTCAATAGAGAGAATAACTCGGGAATCTATATAGGGCCAACAAAAGGATTATCATCACCTAAGAATAGTAGACAAGGGTGTATTTGCTTGGAAAGTAACACTTACGATGTAAAATGTTGTAAGGGTTTTCTTATGAACCAAGGTATAGGACAAACTCAATCTCCTAATAGAACTAAGGGTGGTGGTTTCTCAGATGGTTATAGTGATGGTTTCGACATAATATTAGACTAATAAATAATTAAAATAACATGGCTGAAATTACAAAACAGGCATTGAAGGTTGACAACAACTCTTCCTTCCCCAATAATAACGCAGGAGCAATCACTCCAGCAATACTTAGAGCATTCAATGTAAATATGATTGACTCTATGGTTGATGAGATAGGATACAATGTAGATAGTGCAAGTTGGAATAGTAGTATATCTCAATTGAATGCATTTAGTGCATCAGCACAATCGTTAACAACTGCATCTCTTTTAATAACTGCATCTGCACAAGCAAATAGTAATGTAATAACTTTTACTAAAGGTAATGGTTCTACATTTAATGTGACAGTTGCAACAGGTAGTATTCCTGATATCAGTAACTTAAATCAAGCTACTGCATCTTTACAGGCATTTACTGCTTCTGCACAGGTATCAATAAATAATTTAAATACTACTACTGCAAGTTTAAATACTTCGGTAACTAATATCAATACATTTACTGCATCGACTGCAATCTCTATAACTAATTTGAATGCAAGTTCTGCATCTCAACAGGTATCAATAGATAGTATAAATGCTAAGACTGGTAGTTTTGCAACAACCGGTAGTAATACATTCACTGCTGCTAATACATTCACATCTATTAGTGCAAGTTCATTTGTATCTGCATCTCAATTCGTTGGTGATGGTAGCAAGTTAACAGGTATTACTTCTTCTATCTCAATGCCGATATTAGATGAAGGTGTTCCACAAGGTAATGCAGTATCACTTAACTTTACAGGTTCTGCGATTAGTGCAATTGTAGCAGGTGGTGTAGCAATTATATCAGTACAAGGATTAGATACAAGTTCGTTCAATGCATATACTGCATCAACTAATTCATCTATAACTCAATTGAATGCAAATACTGCATCTCAACAAGTTAGTATAGATAATTTAAACTTATATACTTCTTCGTTTAATGTAAATACTTTAGTAACAACTGCATCATTTAACTCTTACACCTCTTCTAATAATCAAAGAGTAAGTAGTTTAGAAACGAATAGTGCATCGGTTAATACATCTATATCTGCATTAAACACATATACTGCATCTCAATCAACTGCATCATTAGTAACATCGATAACTGAATTAAACACATTTAGTGCATCTGCATTAGTGTCTATAAGTAATTTGAATGCAAGTTCTGCATCTCAACAAATTAGTATTGATAACTTAAATACAAATAGTGCAAGTGTTAATACATCTGTAACTAATTTAAATTCAGCTACTGCAAGTTTATTTACATCAGTAAGTGCTTTAAACACATTCACTGCATCTCAATCTACTGCATCGTTAGTAACTTCTATAACTGAATTAAACACATTTAGTGCATCTGCATTAATATCAATAAGTAATTTGAATACTAATAGTGCAAGTGTAAACACATCTGTAACTAATTTAAATTCTGCTACTGCAAGTTTGAATACTTCAGCTAGTTTAGCATTAGTAACTGCATCATTTGATACAGGTACTAGAAACCTTACATTCACAAAAGGAGATACAACTACATTTAGTGTAAACATTCCTGATGTTAGTGGCTCAACAGGTAACTTTGCAACAACAGGCAGTAACACATTCGTAGGTAATCAAACTATAACAGGTAGTATAAACATAAGTGGTTCAATCAATATGGTGAATGGTGCTGATTTAGTAACACACCATGTTAGAGCACAAGGAAGTAATGGATTAGAATTACAAACATCCGCTGGAACTATTATAGTTGCAATGGGGCAAGGTGGTGGAACACAAGCTGGCTTCGTAGGAGCATTAAGTGCAAACTCATTTAGTTCATCAACAATAAATGGTTTAGGTGACCCTCTTGCATTCTCTACATCGGTAGATAGTAGATTGGATAATTTGGAAGGTATAACAGGTAGTTTTACAACAACTGCATCATTCAATGCATATACTTCTTCTACTAATGGTAGATTGAATAACATTGAAACAACTACTGCGAGTTTATTAATTGAAACTGCTAATTTAGAAACATTTAGTGCATCCGCATTAATCTCTATTAGTAATTTAAATACTGCAACCGCAAGTTTAAACACATTTACATCATCGGTTGTATTGTTAAATGCAAATAACATAATTACTGGCTCTCAAATAATGAGTGGCAGTTTGAGAATAACAGGTAGTGCATTTGGTAATGTAATATCAATGTCTATTGCATCTAATACTGCATCTATGGATTTGAATACTGGTAACTATTTTACATTATCCCTACCTTCCGGGTCATCAACTAGAATATCTCCAACAAATATACAAGCAGGAACAAGTGCAACATTAGTAATTACTACTTTATCAGGCTCGTTGGTAACATTTGATAGTTCAGTTAAACAACCATCGGGTTCGGCCTATGTTCCGACATCTGGTAGTATTGATATATTATCTTTTGTTTCAGTTAACTCTAGTAGTTTGTTTGTAGTATCAACATTAAACATGATATAAATGATATTTCAAAACTTTGGATTTAATAGAAAGAAAGTAAGTGCAGCAGCAGGGCCTCCGGCACCAAACTATGTTGCAGGTGCATCTTTAATATATGATTTTGGTTATGCAGCTTCTTATCCAGGTAGTGGAACATCGGTGTATGATGTAAGTGGAAATAGTGGCCCGACTGCAACATTTGTAGGTTCACCTACATATAGTTCTGCAACAAAGGGTGGTATTTTAACTACTAATTCATCTAATTATATTGAATATAGTGGAAGCTTCCCTGCAGCATATACTGTTCAAGCATATTATAAAATAACATCAGGTACATCTCCTGCTTATCCTGCAATTGGCGGACAAGCAAATAATAATGGTATGATATTAGCAATTGATACTGGATGGCCTGATAATAGTGGTGTATATCAACAATATTGGGGTGGTGCAGCTGGTACTACTGGTGGTGCTGCATATAATGACCAAGGTGCAGGGACTAATATTCAAAATATATTTACATTCTTTTCAGGAACTAATGATAGTACAAATACCTCTGAATATTATGTAAATACGACAAATGTTAATACCCAAAATAATGGAATAGATAGAACTTTATTTACTCCAACAAATCAAACTGTAAAGATTGGATATGAAGGTAGTGGTGAATTAGTAGCATGGTTGGTATATCCATCTGTATTGAGTGGTGCTGACATTACTCAAAACTATAATATATTTAATGCAAGATAATGAATAACTATAAACTAACAGCAAACGGAATAGAGATGATAATCTCACAAGAATATTTACAACATATCCAAAATAGAAATTGGACATATGTAGAAGTAGATGAAGCAACAACACATACAATTGAAGAATTTATGGGTGCATCTTTAAATCAAATAATTAACAATCAATAAAAATAACGATTTTTTAAACATAAGGTGTTTTTACCTTACAAACAATTATAATATGAACTCAAAAACAGTATTAAATAAGATAATGTCACTTTTATCAAAAACAGAAGTTGAATTAACTTATGCAAAATTAGCAGATGGAACAATTGTAGAATCTGCAACATTCGATGTAGGTGAAGATTTATTCGTAGTTTCAGAAGATGGAACTAAGTCACCAGCTCCAAACGGATTTCACGATTTAATGTTGAAAGACGAAGAAGGTAACGAAACTCTTTTAAAGGTAAAATCAGAAGATGGTAAAATCGTTGAGAGAGAGAATGTAGAAATGTCTGACGAAAAAGTTAAAGACATTCCACAGGCAGGCACTTACACAGAAGATGACAAGATGCCAGAAGTACCAGGTCAAATCGAAAAAGGAACTTTAAAAGCAGCAGAAGAAACTGATGAAACAGAAATGTTACCAGAAGATGCTGATGCAGAATTAAAGCCTGAAGATGAGAAGCCTGAAATCGAAATCGAATTAGGTAAGAAGTTAGAAGAAATGGCTTACAGAATCGAAGAGATGGAAAAGAAGATGATGAAAATGGAAGAAGCTATGATGCCTCCAGTTGACGAAGAAGTTGACGAAGAAGTTGCAATGGCTGCTGAAGATGAAGAAGAGTTACCTAAATTAGATGGTGCTCCAACAGAAGAAGCTACAAAATTCTCATCTGAAACAAATAGAAAAAATTATGGTAAGAAATCAAAAGACGCACAATCTTCTTTCTTATCTAAACTTTATAAATAAATTATTAAAATCATTAAATTAAAAAAATGAAAGCAAGACAAAATTTCGCACTTCCTAGCATTACGACTACCTACGCAGGTGAGGCAGCAGCAGGATACATCGCAGCAGCGTTGTTAAGTGCAAACACTTTGGATAAGAAACTTGTAACTATCATGCCAAACGTGAAGTTCAAATCTGTAATCCAAAAATTAGACGTGAGCGGTATCGTACAAGATGCTTCTTGTGATTTCACAACTTCAGGTAGCGTTGCTATTACTGAACAAGTATTGACTCCAAAAGAGTTACAAGTTAACTTACTATTATGTAAGCAAGAATTCGTAGATAGCTGGGAAGCTTTACAATTAGGTTTCTCTGCATTCGATGAAATTCCAAAGAACTTCAACGATTTCTTAATCTCTTATGTAGGTGGTAAAGTAGCAGAAGCAACTGAAGAGTCTATCTGGGAAGGTGTTAACACAACTAACGGACAATTCGGTGGTTTCCAAACAGCATTCTCTGCTTCAATCGCAGCAGGTGGTTCANNNGCAGTATTAGCAGCTAAGAGTGGTTCAATCGTAATTTCTGGAAGTGTAACTTCTGCAAATGTATTAGACAAATTAAATTCAGTTGTAAACACTATCCCTGATACTGTTTATGGTAAGCCTGATGTATTGTTGTATGTATCTACTGATGTAGCTAAAGCATACCAACAAGCTTTAGCAGGTGGTGCTATCGGTGCAAACGGATGGAACAACCAAATGAACGTGGGTGAAAAACCTTTCAACTTCAATGGTATTGAGATTGTATGGTGTCCAGGTATGAGTTCTTCTAAGATTGTTGCAGCTCAAAAATCAAACTTATTCTTCGGAACAGGTTTACTTTCTGACTACAATGAAGTAAAAGTATTGGATATGGCTAACATCGATGGTTCTCAAAATTACAGAATTGTAATGAGATACACAGGTGGTACTCAATTCGGTATTGGTCAAGACATCGTATACTACGGAGCTTACTAAAAAAAATAATTAAAGGGTGGGTCTCAACACCCACCTTTTTTAATAACAAAACTAAAAAATTAATATATGCCTTGTTCATTAACTCTAGGAAGAAACGAAGTATGTAAAGAAAGCATCGGTGGTTTACAGGGTGTTTACTTTATCAATTATACGACGGGTTCTTTCACAGAAACAGCAGCTCAAACAGCAACTCCATCAGGATTGTTGTCAGGTGTTCCATCTGGCTCAATTTTGTATTACTACGAATTGAAAGGAACTAGTGCATATACTGAAACTGTTAACACTTCTCGTGAGAACGGAACTACATTCTTTTCACAAGAATTAACTCTTAACTTAAAGAAGTTAACAAACGAAATGACGACTCAATTAAAGCTTATGGCTTATGGTAGACCTCAAATAATCGTTTGGACTAACAATGGTGATGCATTCTTAGTAGGTAAAAAAGAAGGTGCAGATATGACCGGTGGAACAATTCAAACTGGTGGAGCTTTAGGAGACCTTTACGGATACTCTTTAACTTTCACAGGACAAGAACAATTCCCTGCTCAATTCTTATCTGGAAGCACTACTGCAGATGCATTAGGTGGATTAACTGCAAACTACACAGTAGTTTACGGAGCATCTGCATAATATCATTCGGTATAAACACTAAAAATATTAAACCCTACTCTTCGGAGTGGGGTTTTTTTATTTAACTATTTTTATCTAAGTTGGTGTTTTTAATATATAAAGACAAGATAATGCTTAGCTATTACATATCTCAATCAAACTCATACACTATTAGAACACAGATAACGGGTAGTAATCAATTTACTATGTCGTTGACTGATATGATGGGATTGAATACATTTACTGCATCTATGACAGAAGTTAGTTATTCTGCATACGAAAGTATTCTATCATTCACTGCAAGTATACAAAGTGCAAGTGTAGGTGGTGAATATCGTGCAGTCCTATATAATCAATCAGGTAGTGCATCTATTGATATATGGAATGGTAGTTGGCAAGTATATGCATCTCAATCAATAGATAAATCAGTATACGAAACTCAAAATACACAATATGTTTCCCACATTAGTGAGAACAAATATATCATAATGGATTAAACATGAAAGGACAACAAAAATTCTCAATAGTTAATGTAAATAATAATTCTCTTCCTATTATACAGGAAGATACTAAAACTCGTTATCCATTCGTTCCATTTGGTGTGTATGGCAATGATGATTTCTTTGATGCAGTTACTACTGCTTTCAATGTTAGTACAACTAATGCAGCATCTATCGAAGGTATTGCTGATTTAATATTCGGTAAAGGTTTATATTC